ATAATCCCATTAATAAATATCTTCACAACTCCTCCTCACATTACCAGTGTCCATTAGAGGATTAATGCTTGCTTATTCGATAGATCCTCTAAGTTTGGGTCTACCTTCGAAGTGTTGTCCCTTCAATATTTATTAATGGGTGGCCATATCTTTGAGTATACCTACTTATCAATCCAGCTAAAACTGGAGTCCCAATATGAATGACATACAAGTAGGAAAACACTGGAGATTTGTTTCAGTATACTCAATTATAAATCTTTGCTGTGTTTATTGTGACAGTACACAGCTGACTGCCTTAGATACTTATCTTTGCATTAGTAGTATCCTTTATCTTTTTATAGTTAAACCAGATAGCCCATAACTGGGATTTCTTCATTCCATAGAACTTACTCTTAGATTCATTAGGAAATCTAGTTATAGCCCAGTCAACAAGGTTTTGTTTGTTAAAACAGGGGACATAGTCACTCATTTTAACCACATATCTATCAATGCTATTATAACAGATAGCATCCATATCCCTAAAAATAAAAGGAATGCTAAGTCAACCCATTGATGTAGTTTATTTAACTTCATTAGAAGACTCCTTCTTTTTCTTAGCTATTCGTTTAACCTGATTAGATGTTCTACCCATTAACCTCAATGCTTTATTAAGGTTAATCCTATTCCTCTTACGAGTCTTAGCCTTTTTATTTGGCATCTTTCTTCTCCTTCTTTTTACTTTTTAAGGAGAGATGCTTAGTAACAGACTCTTTATAAGGCTCACCTTTACGGTTCTTCTTGCCTTTAATAGTTGTTATCTCAACTACTTCACGCGTCTTCTTATTGCGTGATATCTCTATAATCTCTTTGTGCATAATATACCCTTTCTTGCTTGTTGTACTACTATACCTATTTTAAAGGGAAAAGGAGTGATACTCGATACAGCCTAAGCTGTATCAAGCGTCAATTCGCAATCCACGATTGTGGAATCACACTCCCTTTTACCTCGCTAAGGCTACTAGAAGGACACTTTTTGTGGAAGAGGCTTATACACAGCAGAAATCTGCTTTGTCTCTTCGAAGTGTACTTCATCAGTAGCTTTACGGTAGTCCGTATTAGCGATAGTCTTAAGATTTGGTAAAGCTTTACTAGCTTTAGCAATTCTGTTAGCTGATAAGACTGGAGGTAACTCCGCGTCTTCAGATACAGTAATCTTAAGGCTATGCGTCTGGATACGGTTGCCGTTTTCATCAAGTGTGTAAACCCACTTGGAACCACGGCGACTACCAGCGAAGGTATTGGTTATAGTACCTTCAAGCATAATCAAGTCCTTTGATTAAGGTTGTGGTAGTATCTATCACCTACTACCTTGGTGGCGTATTCAACGAATACTGACAACAGGTATGTGTTGCTATTAGCAAGTACGGGATGAGGCAGGTGCCCTGAAATTAACCCTGCTTGGGTCTGCGGTAGCAGAGCTGGGGGTTAGGGTGAAGGTGTAAGTTGAGTAGTGGTATGTCTACGAAAGTAGACTACACACGCCTGTATGATAGGGAGACTGGTTGGACAGTGCAGAGCAAACCACATAGACAAAGGGTAGAGCGTAGCTCTAGCTGTCTAATAGCGTAGCTATTAGTTGGCTATTGGTGCAGTGAGCACGGGTAGCTAGCTACTCCAACCTGTTGGACTATTATATAGGTCAACTTTCAACGAGAACGAACCCCCACGGGGTGAATTTCAACGGGGTACCTGCTAGTGTATATCAGACACTCCCATTCTAGAATAAATTTTTGAAAATTGTTTTTTGTATTGTAACTTCAAATATGGAAAAGTTAGTGATATTGTTGTTTTTAACCCTATTAGCTCTTAATATAGGTGAGGAAACAGCTGTATATAGCCCTGTTTTCTACGAAGGTGAAGTATCGGACTCAATCTTTATAAAAGTAAAGACCAGAGATGACCAACTACATTGGTTCTTAGACCTAGAACTAGGTGAAAAGTACTGCTGGACACATCAAAGGTATGAAATCTTAAGTAAAGTAAAGAAAAAGCTTGACAAGGGACATTAGTCTCCGTAGCTTTCCTGCGGCTATAGTACCTAAGTAAGGAACAATACTTAGATACTTTATTAACATAGCATTTAATAAATACCGTTCTTACTTTTGTTAGGTACCTAAGTAAGGTAGAGAGACTGAACAAACCCAAAGGGAGGAATCATGGGTAAATCGAGTAAAAAGAAACCAACCAATAGAGATAGGGACTTTGCCCTAACTAGTCACGCTAATGCAATAAACGGATTACAAGCTCAGGTGAGTGAATTATTCCAGTTATTAGCTTCATATATAGAATACAAGGGAGATACGGATGAACTCACTAATTTTCTTACTGAAAAAGCTAAAGAGAAGGCTAAGAAAGAGCAGGCTCCTAAGATTGTTGACAGTGCTGGGAAAACTATTGCTTCTAACAGCTAGGTTGACTTATATTAACTTAAAATATTATACATTATTAGTAGTATTCAAAATAGAGAAGGAGGTCTCTCATGTACTCAGAAGAATTTAATAATATTATAGAAGGCGTGATAGAAGCAGAGGGTGGATATGTGAATGATCCCGCTGATTCTGGAGGAGAAACAAAGTATGGAATATCCAAAAGAGCGTTCCCTAAGGAGGACATTAAGGGTCTGACAATAGACAGGGCTAAGGAGTTGTATTATATAAAATACTGGAAACCTTCTAAGTCTTATCTTGTCCCTAAAGACCTTCAGCATGTTTATTTTGATATGTGTGTCAATTTTGGCATTATTGGTGCTGGTAGGGTTCTTCAGAATGCTATTAATGGGAAATATAAAGACTCAGTCACAGTCGATGGAAGAGTGGGCCCGAAAACGCTTAAAGCCATTAAAAAGCTGGAAGCAGATAGATTAAGGGCTTATAGAGTATTAAAGTTTGCTGAGATAGTGATAAAAAAACCAACGCAAGAAAAGTTTTGGTTTGGCTGGTTTAGGAGGGCTTTACATGTCTAATAATGAAAAAATTTTAAAATTAGTTGAAGATAGACTAGAGATGGGAAAAAAGGAGTATGAACAGGATGTACCCCTAGATGGTAGTAGAAATCACCTTAATGATACATTAGAAGAGCTTCTTGATTCTATTGTTTATATATCAGCTAAGATTTTAGAGTTACAAGAATATGAGAATAATAATAATCTATTTGGGAGGGATTACTAATGATAGAATTATCTTTAAGCTTTGTAGTAGTATTGGTATATATCAATTCTAGACTATGGCAGTCAGAGATAGATGATGTTCGAAATAGCGATCAATCATAAATCAGGAAGAAAAGCATATCCAGTATATACAGAAAAGGAAGCAATTGATTCTGATATAGAATTTAAACATTGGAAAAAGGCTAAAGAGGGACAATATTGTATATCCGATGATGGATATGTAAGTATTGTTTTAAAAAGAAAAGAGTATGAATCAGATAGGAATCAACCTACATTATATATTAGAACCCCTTATGGGTACATTATGCACAATCCAAATTATACTTCGCAGAAGTTTTATGCTGAGGGCAGGTCTACTCCATGGACACTCTCCGGTAAACCAGCACTCGAGGTTCAGTCTCGGTCTCAAAAATGGAAGAACCTTGCCCTCGCATATGTTTCAACAAACTTTGATGCAGACCTTGCTATTGATATGGTCATGGGTCAAACAACTCCACAGCAAAGACGCAGGTGGAAAAGAAATATTAGGACTGAGGAGTTTAAGACTGTGGTAAGAGAAGAACTTGATGTATTATTAAAAGAAAGTGGTAAAGACAAAGAATATGTAATGGATCTTTTAGAAGAGGCTATTGCAATGGCGAAGAAGAAAGAAGATGTTAGTAATCTTATGAGGGCTACAGAAAAGTTAATGAGCTTACACGGAATGGATGATAAGGAAACTATAAAGACTACTCGTCAGATAGAAGGAGTATCTACAAAAAAATTAATAGCCGATGTTCTAGAGGAGGAGCAAAAGTTAAAACTCACAGAAACAACGGAAGGCAATGGAGAATTACGAGGATCAGTATCAGAGACTTCAAGTACTAAAGAAGTTTAGAGAAAGTATTGGACTATTTGGTAAAGTATGTTTTCCTACTGCACTCAATAAAGATATACCACCTTTTCATAATGAGCTATATACTCACCTAAGAAATGAACAAGAAAGAAGATTACTCATTGCCGCACCACGGGGGACAGCCAAATCTACCACGGTTTCTCTCATATATCCCCTGTGGAAAGTGGCTTTCAAAGCAGATACTGAAGATTTATTCATTGTTATTATATCTGAAAGCCAAAGTCAGTCTGTTAACTTCTTATCTAGAATTAAGTACCATCTCTCTCATAGTAAAACATTTGCAGAGAATTTTGGAGACTTGGGGCCTAGTACTGCTCGGAGGTGGACTAATAATGATATTATTCTTGCAAATGGTTCTCGTATTATCGCTGTTGGAACTGGTCAAAGAGTTCGAGGTTTTATCGAAGGTGATACTAGACCTAACCTCATTATTATTGACGACTTTGAGTCAGAGTTAAACGCATTCACACCCGAAGCTAGGGCTAAGAATAGAAAATGGATAACTGAGGCTGTTATCCCATCATTGTCTGATGATGGTAGAATAGCTATGATTGGTACAGTTATCTCTGAAGATTGCTTCTTATGTTGGGCTAAGGAATCACCCTCTTGGAATGTTCTGTGGTATTCCATTTGGGATGATGATGAAAAGAGTATCTGGCCTGAAAGATTTCCGAAAGAGAGAATTCTTCAAATAAAGGATGAATTCTCATCTGTAGGTAATCTAAATGGTTTCTATCAAGAGTATATGAATATAGCTCAATCTCCTGACGATGCTCCTTTTAAACCTGATTATATAAAGATTCATCATTATGACTATGAGATTCGCGATGGTCAGGCAATTCTTTTTAAAAAGTTACCAGATGAAGAGGAAGATGAGATTGTGCCCGTTGCAGTCTATTCAGGAGTTGACCCTGCATCTTCATTATCTATGAAAGCAGACTTTTTTGTTATAGTAACACTAGGTGTTGATAATGAAAATAATGTTTATATGATTAATCTTGTTAGAACAAAGCTTGATCCAGCAGAACAACCTGATGCTATTATAAGGCAATATAAAAAATATAGACCTAAAAGAATGAAGATAGAGACTGTAGCATATCAAGAAGCTCTTAGGTCAGCTGTAAGAAAACAAATGCAAGAACAGAATCTTTATATACCCGGACTAGAGAAAGGTGTAAAACCTAGGAATAGGAAATCAGAGCGATTACTATCTTTAGTTCCTTTATTAGCAAAGGGACAATTTTATTTCAGACCTCAAGATATTGAAGCACAGGCTGAGTTCTTATCTTACCCTCGTGGAAAACATGATGATGTCATGGATGCAGTCTGGACAGCTCTTGATGGCTCAAGAGGGTCACGAAGGACTACATTTACTAAGGTAGATGAGAACCAAAGTTTAAGAAAAAAAGTGCTTGACTGGATGACATTATAGATAATAACTTTCGCATTGGATAACCATGGCTGAGAATTCAACAAATAATAAATCCCTAGTACAAAAAACTCAAGACCTTTTTAGTGATTATTCTAATAATCGTGAAAAGTGGGCTATACAGGCTCAAGAAGATAGAGAGTTTAGACTGGGACAACAATGGACAAAAGAACAGGCTCGAACCTTAAAAGAGCGTGGTCAAGCTCCTATTGTAGTAAATAGACTTCATCCAGCAGTGGAAATGGCAAAAGCCTTACTAACTGCTAATAGACCTCAATTCAGGGTTTCTCCAAGAGAAGATAGTGATAATAAATCAGCTCAACTTATAAATGCTTTACTTGCTTATATGTGGGAGATATCTGATGGTGTCACTGTACTTAGAAATGTAGTAGATGATTATTATGTTTCTGGTATGGGTATTATGATGGTTTACCAAGACCCTATGAGAGATAATTCAAAAGGCGATGTTGTAATAAAAGACATTGACCCATTAGATGTATACATAGACCCTAATTCAAGAGATAGGTTTTGCGATGATGCAGAAAATATTATTATATCTAGGATGTTTACAAAAGACCAAGCTAAAAAGCTTTATCCTATGTATGAAACAAAAATTAAGAATGCTACATCCGATAGGAGCTCAGACAGGCCTTCTACTGGTAGAGAGCATGATGGTAAGGCAATATTCCCTGAGGACATTGAAACAATGACTGATTCAGCACTTGGTAGGTCAGATGAATATGTAAGGGGATATGAAAGATATTATAAGGAAATGGTTAATAGGTATAGAGTCCATGAAACTTTTACTGGTAAAGAGTATGTACACGATGATGAAGAGTATGAAGCATATGCCAATAGACCAGCGTGGATAATAGAGGGCAGACCCATAGTAAGAGAAGATGTTGCTAGTCAGACTATGCAGGCCCTGCAAGAATCCTATGCTCAAATGTTAGAACAAGCCCAGCAACAAGGAGTTCCTGAAGAACAACTTCCTGAGCCTCCTAGTATTGAACAGACTACTATGTCTCAATTTATTGAAGAGGGACTAGTAAAGGTTGTTGAAATTCAAACTTGTAGAGTTTGTCAAGTTGTTGTTATGGGAGACCAGTTACTATACAAAAGAGTACTTCCTATAGATAAGTATCCAGTCGTTCCATTTATGAATATTCACACAAGAACACCTTATCCTGTGTCTGATATTAGAATGTGTAAGGATATGCAAGAGTATATAAATAAAACTCGTTCTTTAATTATAGCTCATGCTACAACTAGTACAAATGTTAAAATTTTAGTACCATCTGGTAGTGTTGATATGAGAGAGTTTGAACAGAAATGGTCACAACCGGGAGTAGCCATAGAGGTCGATTTTGACCAAGGTGCTCCACAACCTGTACAACCACTTCCATTACCGAATGAATTATATCAAAACGAACAGACAGCAAAATCAGATATTGACCATCAACTTGGTCTTTATGAGCTTATGATGGGGAATTCTCAAGCCGCCCCTCATACTTATAAAGCCACTGTATCTATTGATGACTTCGGTCAAAGAAAGATAAAATCAAAGTTAATGGACATAGAAGCTGGTCTGAGTCGGGTATGTCAAGTTGCGATCCCACTTATGCAACAACTGTACCAAGAAGAAAAAGTTATCCGTCTGGTGCAACCTAACAATATGACCAGCGAATTTTTAATAAATAAAAGATTCTATGATGATTACACAGAATCAATAAGAAAGTATAATGACATAGGTCTGGGCACTTATGATGTTGTAGTAGTAACCGGTTCTACTCTACCAACAAATAGATATGCTCAGCTTGAACTCTATATGGATGCATACAAAAATGGTATCATTGATAAGATGGAAGTTCTAAAGAAAACAGAGATATTCGATGTAGAAGGCGTTTTACAGCGTACTGATACCATTGAACAATTAAGCTCTCAATTAGAACAAGCAAATGAAATGATAAAGAAACTCCAAGGAGATATGCAATCAAGAGATAGAGAAAATGTTAACCTCAAACAAAGAGTTGAGGTAGAAAAGTTTAAGGCAGACTTAGATAAAGTATCAAATCGTGCTCAGGCCGCTGGTACTATATATGAGAAACGCCTTGATGATGCTACTAGTGAAATGGCTTCTGAAGTCAGGAGGACTCGTAAAGAAGCTGGCAAAACACAGGATACCCCTAAACGCTAGTTAGGGCTCCTATATTGAGGAAATTGACATGGCTCAAGAAAATCAACAAGGTCAAGTAACCGAAGACTTGGCGGATTCTCTGTTCACAGTGGATACTGTGGATAGTGTATTTGAACCGGGCATCGCTAATAATGAACCAGAACCAGCACCTGAACCTCAGGCTGAAGGCTCTGCCGTTATAGATGACCAAGTTACTTATGCAAAACCACAAGATAATGAAGAAGTTCGATATCAGTATTGGCAGTCTGAAGCAGACAAGACCAAGAATGAGAATGAGCAATTAAAGCAGACTGTAGGAATACTACAAGACACTATTGCAAAAAGCTCAGCGAATGTTCAACCTGAGGAACCCTCGGCACCTGAACCCGAACCTTTTCGTTCTGCACCAGAGAAACCAAGTAGACCAGTAGGCTTTAATAGAGCAGAAGCAATTGATGACCCAAATAGTGCATCAGCACAATATTTGGATTCGATGGATTCATACCGTGATAGTATGGATACTTATAATGCTGATAAGTTAGATTATGAAGCTAACTTACTGAAGCAAGAGCGTGAAGCAGTAGCTGAACAGCAAAGGCAACAGCAAGAAGCTTATCAAGCTGAACAGCGTAATAGAGAACAGATGGATACAATTGCTGGAGAACTTAGAAATAAGTACAATGCGAATGATACAGAAATCACTGAGTTTATTCAAAAAATGAGCGACCCTGAATCATTAAATATTGATAACCTATGGCGTTTACATCAAATGGATAAAGGACAAGTACCGGTGCAACAAAATGCAACGCCTTCTCCTGAATTTAACCAAGTACAGAGAGCTCAATCAGTCCCGGCTCCTATGGGAGTTCAGTCTGCGGCAAATCCGCAACAGACTGGTAAAAGTGATAGTGACATTATTATGGATGGATTGATTAGAGACTATGAAAATAAGAATCCTTGGAATAACTAAGGTAATAACAAAATAAATGGAGTTATAATAAAATGGCTAATCAATACAGTATAAACGCTGGTGGTAGCATGCAGTCTTCTTCTATCAATGATAGTAGAAGGATGTATAACTTCGGTGAAAGGGTAGCAGAGCTTGCTCCTGAACAGTCACCATTTTTTGTCTATCTCTCAAAAGTTGCTAAGAAGTCCACGGATGACCCTGTCTTTAAATTTTTAGAACAGCGTCATCAATGGCAACGCCGCAACTTTCAGGTAAAAACAGAAGAAATCTCACCAACTGCTCACGGTGGAACTAATGCAAATTGGGACCATGCCGCAGGTAATAATGAGGCTCTTCAAGTTGAATGTTTATATGACAAATATGGTAGAACTGTTACAACAGCAGTTGAAGCTAACTTTTTACTGAAGGACCAATTAATACAAGTAGAATGTAAGTATGCATCAGATGGAAGCAGTTATGCTTCTGGAA